GAATGATATTCGGGGGGGGGGGTTTTTTTATTTTTCTAAAACTTTTTCTGAAAATGAAAATCAGTTGTACTTTTTTTGTTAAAGTATTTAAAATTAATTTATATTGTATATACTATGTCTAATCAAAGAAATGATGCTGATAGTATAGTCAGTCAAGCACTGAACAGTATTCAAGAGAGTAATTCAGCACCTAATGTATTCAATTTTAATTTTAATACATATACTAATTGCTATAACTCATCTTTAAATTCTAATGCTAATAATACAGAATCATCAGTAGATTCTGGAGGAGAATCAGATACAATGATTAATAATGAGGAGATTACAGCAGAAATTGAAATTACTGAAAACAACACCAATATTTCTCCAGAAACACTTAATAATATTTTACCAAGAACAGGAGTTCAAACTACAACCCGTTCAGCTATTATTCCAATTTCTATGAATAGTTCTTCTGAAGATATTTCTAATAGACTTCAAGAGGTTGTTAATTCAATTATTAATGATACGGATCCGCCTGGTTTACAGCCTATTAGTGCTGGAATATCAATGACTCCTATTATTTCCGAGGGTATAATTAATTCTAATCAACAGAGTAACCAGAGACTAACACTGCAGGATATTAATAATAATACAGAAGTGTTTATTAATAGTGACTTGGAACAAAAATGTCACATATGTAATGAACAATATAAAGAAAATGAAATATGCCGAAAAAATATAAAATGTGGGCATTATTTCCATCAAACTTGTATTGATACTTGGTATTCAGAGAATAATAAATGTCCTATTTGTAATCAGTTCATCATATAAAATGTTTTATTATAATATATAATGATACTACTATATATTTTAATTATTTACTTCATTCATCTCATATTGTCTAAAATTATACCTGTTAAAAAGGAAAAATTTGTATCTTATAAACTTAATGTTCCATTAACAAGAAAGTATAGAAAAACGCGCCATATAAATCCCAGACTATCTCTACCTCCAGGAACTAGCAGTATTGACAATAAATTTAAAAATAAAAAACTTGAGGCTAATCAGTCGGAATATTGTGAAGATAATCCTACTTGCTACCCATGCCCTAATTGGAAGCATATAGGCGCACCTATGTGCTTAGCATAATTTAGGATTTTCTGAAAAAGTCAGTAATTTCGGTGCTTCTGGACTTACGATTATTAACAATTCTTAATATATCCCTAAATACAATTTCTCCCGCTTCTTTTGCCTTAGCTTCTTGCATCTTTTTAATAGAATCATTAATACTTTTACCCATTGATAGTTGTTTTTTATAAATGTTATTGAATTCAGCAATATCTTTACAAAATCCACTAATATCTTCAAGACATAATCCAAATATTTGACTTACTGGTTTCATAATTTGATTAGTAATGTAATGTTCATAATCTGGTTTTAGTTTATGTTTATTAATATAATCTGGATGTTCAATTTTATCACCTTGTAATTTTGAACTTGCTGCTTTTGTTCCTGAAACATCTACATAAATAAACGGAATTCTATCATTCACTTGGGGTTTATTACCAGGATCTCTTTCAGCCATTCTATCTGCTAATACTTTATGGGCGATTCTATCAGGCTCCTTATAATAAGATGATAGAGTCTTACTAATAATAAGAGTATCTAAGGGATATTTCCCTTGAATAAACTCTCTCAACATCTTTCTCGTCCATGTTACAACGTCTTTAACCGGTTTTCCACCCATAATAAGATCAATAATTCCACCATATACAATTTTTACGATAGGGGCGTTATCACGTCTTTTTAATACAATACCCATACTTTTTCTTTTAAATTTATCAGGGTCAGTTTCATATAGGTTACCTACATATCTCTTTTTACTAAGTAATACAAACGGATCGAAAGTCTTCTCATATTCCAAAAATTGCGGATGCCTTAGCTTGTGTTTTTGAATCTGTTTTTCTGTATAAATAGCAAGCTCAATACTTTTTTTCCTAGCATCTCTTCCTATAAGTGGCTTACCATTTTCATCAAGAGTTTGAAAGTGAACAAACACTGAATCTGTATCACCATAAACAACCTTATTTTTAAGATATATTGTCTCTCCATTAGCCAACACCTGTGGATAATTATTTACATCTTCGGCATATTCTTGTGCAATAATAAGACGTTCGCGACCTGTAGCTGTTGTAGAAGCGGCAATTTCTTTATAATAAATATCACTCGTTTTAGCACCAAGTTGTCCATATAGTGAATTTGCTGTTACTTTAAAAGCAAGCTGAAGACCATCTAGAATTTCTTTTTCAAAATCATTGTATGTATCGTTAATACTAATAATTTCAGCATCTTCTGGTATATTTTCTTTTCCTGATGGAGTTTTAACTTCCTTTTTATCTTTATCATATACTCCTACAAATTGTTCTCCTGACTTAGTAATAACAGTTTTATATTTGATTTTAATACGTGTGTCCTTTCTTGCTTTTAGTAGATATCTTTCAAGTTCAGGAATAATACCCTTTTTACCTCCTTCCTCACATGGGTCACTATATTGAACAAATCTTACTGTTTTTTCTCCTACTTTAATTTTTCCTTTAACAGTTCCATTTGCGGTAAAGGTTGTTTTGAATACATCATATGTAACATCTTCGTGACCGAAATAACCAAGATCTTTAATTCGTTTTGCTCCTTCTTCTCCCAAATATTGTTTATCATCTTGACCTATAATTGAATCATGCGAAAGATTTCTTTCAATCATTGAAGATGGATAAAGTGAACCATAATCAAGAACAGCTACAGGTTTATCTATATATATACCTGGATTAGGATCAAGAACTACTGCTCCTTCAAAACCCTCCTTATCAAAAGAATCTTTATATAAATAAGGTAGTAAGTAATTTTTGTTCTTTAGAAAATACGATGTGAGACTAAGAATTTTAATACCTTGTCCTCTTGAAATAATCCAAGCAAGAGGATTAAGACATACATTTGCCATACCAATGTTATTACTTACAAGTGACAATTTTGTCAGAAGTTCATGACAAAGTAGAACGTCCATCATACAATAATATGCAAGTTTAGCTCGTTCCTTTGGACCCTGTTGTTGAAGATAAAATATTTCTTGTGGGGTTATATCGTCTTTTCCCAAACACCAACTAAATTTACTACAATTATCACTGGTGAATTTAAGTTTATCATTAATATATATTGTTTTTTCAGCATTATCCAATCTTTTAATTTGAAATTTTTTACCATCTTCATATTTAGTGTCAAAATAATCACCACTTTCATTAAATACTATATAGTTACCAACGGTCAGTCCTGAGAGTCCATTCGTTGTAATTTTTGTAACATTTTCTGTTTCGTTATAGTCCAAGCTTTTAATTTTACCATTTATAAATGTTGATGAAACATTGTCAAGTTTATATGAGTCAAGATTAAAGCCCTTTTGAACTAAAGGAAGCATATCCATCTGAATTCTTCCTGGAATATCTACATAGTCTTTTTTAATTAATTCTCCTGTAGGACCTTTTACTTGCTTTACTTTAAGAACAGATTGATAATCAGCTATTCTACTCATATAATTAAATTCCTCAGTCAATCCCAATTCTTCGGCGCGTTTAAACAACCATGGAGTATCAAAACCATCTGTATTCCATCCTGTAATAATTTCAGGATCTTCTTTAATTATAAGTTCATTAAATCTCATTAACAAATCTTCTTCAGATTTATAAGATTCTGTAATAGCAGTATTAATTTTATCACATGTTCCAGTAGGATCGTAAGTTAGCATATAATTAACATCCGCGCCTGTATCACCAAACTTACGAATAGATAAACCAATTTGAACTGTTTTATCTCCTTCTAATTTTTCAAATGAACTATTAAGAATTCCTGTTATTTTTTCAATACAATAAGAACTATGTTTCTTCCTATTAATTGAATTATTATCAGTGCTAATTGTAAGAAGACTTGATATTTTTTTAGAAGCTATAATAATATTATTTGTCGCCGGTTTATATTTATACTTAGGGTATACTTTAGATATACCCATTTTTTCAGAACCGTTCTTAAATGCCGCGGTTATTCTTACATTAGCAAATTCTTCTCTATTTTCAAGAATATCTTTATTATTATCTATAGTTTTTTTAAGACTTTTATCACATTGTGAAATAAGAGCGGAGTTTTGTTGATGTAATTTAAGATAGTCATTATATAATTCCCTAGAAAGTTTTGTATAATCTTTGATAGGTAATGGAAAGTCACCATGAGATGAATCACACTCAATATCATAGGCCATTACTTTCATACGCGTATTCTTGTCAGATTCTACTGGTTTAACGTCACTCCAGTGAGTCTGCAGAACAAAATCAGTATGATATTCGTCAGATTCAATAATACTATAATTGTCGTTCTTAATAGTGATCCAACTAACAGGCTTAATATTAGTATGATGAATAAATTTAAGAAGAGGGTCTATATTATTTTCATAAAGGCTATAAATTTGTTTCGAATTCGAGGAGCCTGGTAATCCCATAATAAACAATTCCTTTGGATAACGTTTACAATCTCCTGTTTGTTGATTATATTGGCTATTTTGAAAAATGTTTACAGCTTTTTTCATAGCACTGTGATTAGTAAATTTAAATCTTGCGAATCTATACAATTTTTTATTATCGAAATTTCTAAAGCTATGTTTACGTAGTATAGAAACTCCCGATAAACAATCTTTATATTTAGACCATAGATTTGCCTTTACAAATTTTTTAAGAACTGTAACAGTAGCTTTATCATACCGTTTATGACAATCAGGTAACTTAATATAGAAGTAAGGTGTAAAATTCATTACTTCCATGGTATAGGTTTGTTCTTTATCATCTTTACCAAATAAAACGATTCTATATTTAGAATTATCTTTTTGAGGCTTAAATGATTCGTCACTATCAGATTCACTTGATGATTTTTCTTCCACATAATCATCACTATACCAATCAATAATTTGGAACTTAAGATTTTTGTCTAATTTAGGCATGTTATATAATGAGTATTATATTTTTATCTTTAAATTTTTAATCAATTTTTTCTTTTTCTGTGTTTTAATTAATGGCTCTTAGAATATATTTTTTTCTCAAATCATAATAACTATGGACGAGATAACACTAACAATTATTATAATTATATTGGTTCTTGTTTTTTTTATGCATTATGAATCAAAGTATTCAGAACTAACCTATGTAACATCACCAGTAGATAAGGAGCAATATCTTGTTCGCAATCGTGAAGATAAAGAAGAGGCCGCGGATATTTTAGCGACAATTAAGAAAAATTTAATGGATATTGTAAAATATTTAAAAAAAAATAATATGTCTGACCCTAAAGTAAGAAGATTAGTAAAAAAATATAGGCCATCTAAGATATCTGAATCATTACCTAATACAAACTATACATCCTATTCTGTAAATAAAGGTGAAAAATTGGTATTCTGTATAAGATCTAAAAAAAATCATAAATTAATTGAAATTAATACAATGATGTTTGTAGCTATACACGAATTAGCACATGTAATGACAAAATCGGTCGGCCATACTGAAGAATTTTGGGCTAATATGAAATATCTATTGAAAAAAGGTATTAAAATAGGTGTATACAAGCCTGTCGATTATAAAAAGAATCCTGTTCCTTATTGTGGAACTGAAATTACAGATTCTCCTTTGTAAAAATATAATACTATATAATAAATGGTTTATTCGCTATCTAGTATTATGAATTCACAACTTAATTTAGGTAAAGGCAATACTTATCCTCTTAAAAAATATAGGGAACTTAATAGTTTGGACTTTATGACTATTGAAGAGTTTTTATTTAAATATAATAAGGATTTAGATAAATTTACTCTTAGACAGTTGGTATCTAAATTAGAAAAAAACTGCACTGTTTATGGACCTGGTAAACTTTCTAAAGGAGACGCTCAGGTTAATAGTAGTTTTATTTATGAAGTAATTGCAAGACATTACACTGAAGCAAAGGGACATGATGAAAAAATCAAATTAGACTCTGATATTAGAGCAAATGATAATAATAGAAAATATTTAATATATTTTGTAGTTGATAATAGGAGTATTCCTTCTTACTTTGATATGAAAAAACACAGAGTTAAATATAGAAGAAAAAAATTACAAGAAAGATACACCTATTCAAATCCATTAAATAGAATCCATGGTTTCTGTATGTTAGATGACGACCCTTGTCTCTGCAGAGATGAAGGACAAAATTATCTAAGTATAAAAGTAATATGCGCCAATCCATTTGCTTCTAAAGCTAATATCAAGGCAGTGGGATCTTATATTTTGATGTTTATAATGTGTATGGCTTACAAGTATCATTTTGATAAATTAATTTTAGAGGTAACTAATAGTGAAGCAGCTGATATTTTAGGCGAAGAGGAAGATGAGGGTGATAGTGATAGTGAAGATGAGGAGGAGGATGAAGTTGAGGATGAGGATGAAGATGAGGATGAAGTTGAGGATGAGGATGAAGATGAAGATGAGGATGAAGATGATAGCGATGAAGAGGAGGATGATGGTCGTAAATGTTGTGATGTTGCTATAAGCAATAATATAAAATGTAATGACGATGAAGAAGATGATGAAGATTATGATAGTGATACTAAAGATAAATATGATTACGTTGAAAGAATAGATGAATTAGATCAACTTCATGGAAAAAAGGATCTTATTGAATTATGTGAATGTTATGAATTAGATTTTTCTAAAAAGAACTTAAAAACTGAATTAATTTATAAAATAGTTAAATTTGAATTTTGGACTCCAGAAGAGTTTGAAGACTCCTTTGAAAATGAGGATTGCGAATCAGAGTGGATGACAGAAGATGACCCGGACCTTGGTTATGGTGGGAAAAGGTATCTGGCGGGTAAAAAAGAAACAAAAAATTTATATTGTAAATTTTATGAAAAGCATGGTTTTAGAGAAAATTCTAAATTAAATACAGATGAAAAGTGTTTTTCTATAGATCCATTGCCTTCAATGGAAATAAAGATTGGAGAAAACAGACTTGAGGACTTGTTAAAAGTGTTTTTTGAAAGAAATTACTACAAACAAACATCACAATTTTGCGGTGTTGTTAAACCAGATAAGATTCTACTAAAAGATTAATTTTATAAAATATGTTTTATAAAACTAGTTAGTTACTTTACATTGATACACCTTCGGCTACACTTCTTACAGATACCCATTGGACAGGTTTGCTCATTGTAATTCCTACTTTAATAAGGAGGTATACAACAAGTACAAGAGCAAAGAATTTAATGAGAGCTTGAAGTAATTTTTCAAGATCAATTTCAATAGAACCTATACGTAAACTTGCTTTACCTTTAGGAGTTAATCTATCGATAAGAGGTTTAAGGGTTGGCATAATAATACCATCAATGATAGCATTAGCAAAATCGGCACCGGCGTTGGCCATCAATACACCAAGGGCAAACCCTATAATATTGAAATCTTTCATTACATTCATTAAGTTATCTAATTCACTTATTACTAAGGTACCAGTTTCAGTGGCAACTCCAGCGACACCATCGACTACAGCTTGGGCTTCTGACATTATATAATATTTTAAGAAAATAAATCTGTCTACAACATTTAATTATAATTTAATTAATTTAATTTTGTTTTCGAGTGCCATATCAGTGGTCAGTGAACCATTCTTGTATTCATGTAAAAATTTTATTTCACTTATACCTGATGCTATAAGTAATTTTAAACAGTTTAAACATGGTTGATGAGTTACATAGGCAGTAGAGTCTTCAAGAGACACTCCCCGGAACGCGGCATCGCAGATTGCGTTTTGTTCAGCATGGACTGTAAACTGTTCATGCCCATTAACAACTCTAGATATATGGGGTGCTCCTTTTAAAAATCCATTATATCCTGTAGCAAGTATTCTATTATTTTTAACAATAACACATCCTACATGAAGCCTTTGACAACTACTTCTTTTTGCTGCCAAGACACTAATAGAAATAAAGTAATTATCCCAAGAAAGTCTATTAGATGTATCACTTATAACTTTTAATAGATCACTATTTAAATTTTCTTGAAGGATAACCTCTTTAGATTTAGACACAATCTCAGCAGACTTATCATGTAAAAAGTCTGTATTAGTATTAGTTTCTAATGAATTTTTGTGCTCGGAATCCATTTATAATTTATGTATATATATTACAATGTCTTTAAGCGATGAAAGTAAGAGCAGCTTACTAACTCAAACCTCATCTCCCACAGGTTATGTTAAAGTCGTATATTTTAAATTTAATGATAAAATTACAACAAATATTCCTAAAGATGTAGGAATTAGTAATGAAGAATTTGACGAGTTAATTTTCAAGAATATAGGTGATAGCGACAAAGTTACCAAATTATTTTCAACAAGGGATAGTCTGCTAGGAGATTTATCTCCTAAAAATATAGATATAATAAAATATATATTTGTAGGTAATCAATCTGATGATGTTAATCACGAATTATCGGAAATAAGTAATAATATACTAAGTGGTAATGATCCATATTTAGATATTGATACCGCCACATTATCAAAAAACCTTGGATTTAACAGTGCACAAGATATGATGGATGATTTTAATTTAGAAAAAGAAACAGAATTAAAATTTTTGAATATTTTCATATCTAATAGTAATAATATTTTCAATGTTAGTCAGATTATTTCTAATAGTCTTACAAGTGAATCGGAAGAATTAATTATGCCAAGTTCTCTGTTTATGTATGGTAAAAAAACTGATGATTTTATTGAATCTAAGTTTAATGAGATTAAGTATAATATTATTAAAGAATTTAAGCAAAATAAAAGCGAATATTCAGTTAATAGTTTAATTAGTAAATTAGTATCCTACATGGTTCCTCTTAGGATAATTGAATACTTTTTAAAATTGTTAGATGAAAGCACAATAAGTGCTAAACTTAAAATTATAGATAACTACGCTGTTAGAAGATATATTTGTAACTATATCAAATATAATAATCTTACACATGAATATCTTACTAAAACTAATCTCGAATATCCAATTGATTCTAATATAGGGTATTATTTTCATAAATCTGATAATCAGAACAGCAGTTACTCTGAACCACTTCAATTAAAAAACATAAAGTTATCGGATATTAAACTATTAAACACTTTGGAAGATACATTTATTCGAAATAACACTATTTATATGTATAATTACTTCAATATTGAAAAACATTTAAAAAAAATTGATTCAACAGATTTTGTTAATAAAAAACAATTTTATTCTAATTTTATTGTTAAATATTTCCCTAATTTAAGAATTGATAAAGTATTGATAAAAGACGAAGAATTAATTGATACTATTAAAAATGGTTATTTAGATAATAGAGGTGTTATAATGAATTATTCTAATATAAATGATACTTTACATAAACTAACAACCTTAGAATCAAGTAATGTTGATTTAATATTTGACAAGCAATTCATAATGATTGTTAGAAAAAAAATCAATCTCCCATTTAATTTTGATTTTAGAAATCTATTTAATGAATTAATTTTATCCAAAGATATGCCTTTTGTTAAATTCAGGGATATTCATGGAACAAAAGATGTAATTTATAAAATATTTAAACCTTCTACTGAAAAGGAGTCAGAAAAACACGTATCAGATATTTCAAGAGACCAGTTAGATGAATGGATTAAATTTAAAGGCTATGAATTTGCTAAAAATGACCTTAAAAAAGTAAAAGCTCATCCAAAATATATCAGTTACAAATGTAAATTTGCCAGAGTTAATAATGAATCACCTATAAAAGGATCAATTTATATATCCAACCCCGATGATACATTTGAAATTATAACAAATACGGGACAAATTTATAGTAACATTCCTATTCAAAATATAATAAATCCTCCCAGTTCACTCACGAGTGAATCTGAAGTAAGATTTTATAAAAACGAATTTATTTATGCAGATATTGATTTATTTAAAAAGGAATTTTTAGAATTTACTATTGATTTAAGACTTCTGCCAGAAATTAACAATGATATGATAAGCAATGTAAAAGAGAGTATAAATAATTTTATTAATACGGTATTTTCAACAGAAAGTCTTAAAAGATATGAAACGATAAACAATTTTGCGAATATTAGTTATCAAAATAAAAATAAATTAGAAACAATTTCGAATTTAACATATAAATATAATGCTGAATTTAATAAAGACCATAAACTTGATTATAAAACCTTGGAACAAGTTTCATATATTTTACATCCTTTTGTGATAATTAAAGATGAATTATTCTCATTGCGCACACCCATAGAATTTTTCGATATAGATAGTAAACTTTGGATAAAAGGCATTATAAAAAAAATTAATATTGACTTTACCTATGATATTCAGTTACATGATCCTGTCCAGAAAATAAATACTATGATTACAAAAGAATCAGTCGAAAAAATATATCTCCGACTCGGTGGAGGTAAGACAAGTAGAATATTTAGAATGAACTATAAACAAATAAGTGGGTTTGATGATATGACACCAATAAACAGTTTTTTAAATAAATTAAATTCAGTAGGTCTTGACAATAATAATCAGGTAAAAAAACTCATAGATGTGTTTTTGATTGAAAGAGAAAAAGCAATTCAAATTGTAAGTTCATATGTAGATAATAGTGAAAATAATAAAAAAACAGCAGGTATAAATATTTCTCTTGATTATACTGCTATGCTTTATAATCCAAGTGAAACCAAAATGGGGGTTTTTATTGAAAATGTCAATTCACTTCAGCAGGTCTCTAATGTCAACATGTTTTTAAAATTATTCTTTGAACTTGCTTTAATTATTAGGAAATACACTACAAAAAATACAATATTTAATTCGATTCTTACATCAGAAATAATAGATGATGATGGAAATATTAATGATAAAAAGATTAAAGAAAATCAAGAAAAATATGAAAAACAAATGTCTCCGAAGAAAACCCAAAATATTCTTGACATAGAAAATGATGAATATAGTGACATAGAAGATGATGATGATGACTTATTTGGTGATTCTGACGATGAACTAGAAGTAGAAGAAGAATTAGAAATAGAAGAAGAGGAAACTGATATAAAACAAAAAGAAACACAAAAAAGTGTTATTGATGAACTCTTGACTGATGCTAAACTATCAAAAGGAAGCAATAAATTACATAGCAGTATGGTTCTTAATAAATTAAAATTAAGAGATCCCAAATTATTTGACTGGTCTAAGGAAGGAACACAATCTACTGGGTATTCAAGAACATGTCAGGCAGGAAGACAACCGCAAGTATTAACTCAACTAGAAAAAAAAGAATTTGATGATGAATTTACCCAGATTTCAAAAGATTGGGGTAATACTGAAAATGAGAAACCGTTGTCTGCTTATTCGGCAAATGATGTAAATAAAGATGGCGCAAACTATGACTATATAGATTGTGATGAAAATAGTGTAAAGGCTTTATCTCAAGAAAAACAATGTAAAGCATTAAAATGGGGTTCAGCAGCGGATTCAAGTTTACATAATTGGTATATATGTCCCAAAATATTCGACCTAAATGAAAATAAACCGATACATTTAAAACAATTAAAATTCAAAAGAACGTCCCCTAAATTTAAACCTTCAAAAAATATAAATTCAGGTTGGAGAACACACAGTGATACAGACCCAAAATTCGACGGATTAGATATATTGGAATTTCAACCATACTATGAAAAAGATGGTAATCAGTATTTACCGTGGGTAAAGAGTAGTTCTGACCCAGAGCCAACTATTTATAAAAGTCTTCTTTTTGCGGCAAAAAAAGAACAAGATGGTCTTACACCTGGATTGAAAAACAAATCTCAGCATCCCGAGGGATATTATATGCCGTGTTGTTTTAAGAAATCAATGAATGTTGAAGCAGCTTTTAAGGTTAACACTGGTAAAGCAGATATAAAAACTAACTATATACAAAATTGGGGACATGGTTTATCTGAAGGTAAATATGGTTTACTGCATAAAGTTATGGAGAAACATTTATTTAATACAAATATAGAAACAGGTGAGAAAAAAAGTGCGGAGACAGGTTTAATTCGTGATAATAAGGGTTGTTTTATAAGATATGGTGTAGAAAACTCATATGATAATATATTTAAGCTATTTTCAATATTACATAATATAGATACAACTCAAATTATTGACAATATAATTAGAAAGCTTACAGTAAATAATTTCAGTGAACTTAACTTAGGAGATTTACATAATCAATTTGATTTTAATGGACTTCAAAGTCCTTATCAAAATTTCCTAGAGTATGTTCTATCTAATCAATTTAAAAATTTTGAATTTTTTGTAGAACTATTAACTACTAAAAAATATGGAATTGTTAGTAAAGACATCAATGTATTAGTTTTAGATATAGACCATTCTAATAACTCTCTTGAACTTATCTGTTCTAATTATTATGATTTCAAATTTGATAGCGTTGATAATACGGCTTTTGTTTTAAAAACAAGCAGTGGTCATTACGAACTTTTATGCAAATTTCATACATTTTCGGATGACCCAATATTTATATTTAATAAGTATGAATTACTTGTAAAACACAACTATTTAAATGCTATTTTTAGTAAAATAGAAGACACTGGTAAATGTGCTCAAAAACATATTTCCCAACTAACTTCTGAAAATAACGTCATGGGGTTAATAACTAATGACGATGTTAATAAAACAATTGACACAATCGAGAAAAATTTATCTGGTGATAAATCTATAAAAAATATCATCCACGATTCATACAATAAAGCTGTTGGATTATACCTAAATAATAATG